AAAAAATATTTCACAGCATTGTTGAAGAAACAATGGGGTCAGAACCTCATAAAATTCCAAGGTGTGAAATTGCCAGGCGGTGTAGAACTCAATGGTAGACAAATTTATGATGATGGCGTTGCCGAACTGGATGCACTCGAATCTAAGATGGCAAACGAGTACGAATTACCACCACTAGACCTAATAGGATAATGAAAACATTCAAACAATTCACCGAGATGGCGAGAAAAATTAGAAAAATATTAAAACCAAATCTCATCAAGAACACTAAAGATTATGATTTTGACGGAACCATAAATTTATCAGGCAGTGGTTCTGGTATTGATAAAAAATTACCTCCTAAAGGTGGAGTATAGTGGCACTCAATCCGTTCTTCTTACAAGGTAGCAAGGGTGAACAGAACCTGTTGAGGGATTTGTCAAATGAGACAATCCAGATACACGGTATCGAGTTCATCTATATGCCTCGCATTTTTGTGAATAGGAAGGATGTGATGAGGGAGATTTCGAGTTCAAAGTTTGATAAGTCATTTCCTATAGAAGGATACATCACCTCATACGAAGGATTTGATTCTGGATATAACTTACTTACAAAGTTTGGTGTAAGGTCAACAGCAGAGATGAAGATAGTCATATCTTTAGAGAGATATGATCAGGGTATTGCACCTTTACTCTCACAGTCTAGACCGAATGAGGGTGACCTCATGTATTTCCCACTAAGGGACATAATATTTGAAATCAAGTATGTAAATGATATAGAAAACTTCTATCAATTACGTGAGAGATACACATACGAACTTACTTGTGAACCATTTGAGTACGAGGACGAGGTTATTGATACTGGTGTCACTGCTGTTGATGATGATTTTGAAGACGAGGGATACAATGTAACTATGATTCTTGGTGACAAAGGTCAGAGAGCAACAGCAACAGCAACCATAGGTAATGGTGGTATATACAAAATTGATTTAATAAGTGGTGGTGCAGGTTATACAAATGCACCTACAGTGGTAATTGAACCACCTGATAGTGGCACACAAGCAACTGCAGTAGCAATCACATCCACGTCGGGATCAAGACTCAACACATCATTGAGAGTGTCAAGTGTTCAAATAACAAATCCTGGCGTAGGTTACACACAAATACCAAATATACAATTCATACCTCAAGATGGTAAGGGTATAGGAGCAAGTGCGATTGCAGGTCTTGGAACAAGTGGTGTAATTACAGGTATCACTATAACTAATGCAGGCACAGGATATGTCAATCCTCCTCTTGTTACTGTTAGTTCGCCTGGTGTTGCAGGTGCAGAGGTTGGAATACTCACATCTCGTATCAACACAACCACTAACAAAGTAACAAACATTGACATCTTGAGTGCAGGTCATGGATATACATCTACACCTGTCATAACTATAGGTGCTGCATCTGAGTTTGGTAGTGGCACATTCAAGTATGGTGAGATCATAACTGGAGAGTCATCTCTCACCACAGCGTTCGTTACTAAATGGGATACTGCAACCAATACATTGCTTGCAAGAAATCTCTCTGGTGACTTTGCAGTTGGTGAAAATATAACTAATGTTGGATTTGGCACTGCGAAATATGCACTAGATAGTATCAACTATGATGATGACGATGCATTCAATTCAGGTGATGAGATAGAAACTCGATCTGACAGTGGCATCTTAGACTTTACAGAAAGAAACCCATTTGGTGAGGTATAATGGTAGGTAATTATTTCTACAACGAAACAATCAGAAAGACAGTTATTGCTTTCGGTACATTGTTCAACAATATAAAAATTAAAAAGTTTGCTAGTGACGGTAAAGCGATCAGTCAGATCAAAGTGCCAATCGGATATGGTCCTATGCAAAAATTTCTTGCAAGAATTGAACAGCAACCAAACTTTGATGACAATGTTGCTATTACATTACCAAGATTATCTTTTGAAATAACATCCTATGCGTATGATCCAAGTCGTAAGGCATCACCTATTACTAAATTTACAGGTAAGGGTTCAGATAAACTCAAGCATAAAAAAATATTTTTACCTGTACCATACGAAATTGGTTTTAGATTAAGTTTTGCCTCTAAATTGCAAGATGATGCTCTACAAATAGTTGAGCAAATATTACCATTCTTTCAACCATCTTATAATGTGACTATCAATATGCTAGAGGGCGTAGAAGAAAAAAGAGATGTTGCTTTTACACTTGCAAACGTATCGTTCTCTGATGAGTATGAGGGTGATTTCTCTACACGTAGATTTATACAATACGATTTAGATTTTGTTGCAAAAACATATTTCTATCAAGAGGTTCCAACAGACGAGTCTGGTGTTATCAAGAAGGTACAAGTCGATTACTCTACTGCTATCAGGGCACCAAGAGCACAAAGATATACAGTTGTACCACAAGCAGTCAAAGATTACAATGATGATACTGCGACCACAATAACAGCAGAAGTAGGCACAAAACAAACTCTCGTATCAGTATCATCTGCTGCATCATTATCTTCCAACACCTACATCCAAATAAATGAAGAAGTCATGCGAATCAAAGAAATTAATGGCACCAACTTACTTGTAACAAGAGCACAATTTGGTAGTAAGATAGCAGAGCACTATGCAGGTGCTACTATTAGTCAGATAGATGCAGTAGATAGAGATCTTATTGAGGTGGGAGATGAGTTTGGATTTACTGAATCTAGATCATTCTTTGATATAGATGGACTTGAATATAGTTCAGTACAAGGCACTGATATCTAAATAATTAAAAAATACCCCGAATCCTCCGAATATTTGCTCTGTAATTATTTGGAAAAGTATGTCAAATTCTTATGATGCTATTGATAAAGCACTAGATGTGAAGTCTGAAATCGTTCGTGAAAAAAAGAGAATAGCAAAGAAATCTAGTGAACAAGATGATCCTACTAAGGATTATGAGTACAGTCGTGCACAATTATATGACCTTGTTGAGAAGGGACAAGAGGCAGTCAACGGTATACTCGATGTATGTCAAGACTCACAACACCCCAGAGCGTATGAAGTTGCAGGTCAGTTGATAAAACATGTAGCTGACACCACAGATAAATTAGTTGACCTACAAAGAAAGATGAAGGAACTTGATGAGGACAAAGGTCCTAAATCTGTTACAAACAATGCTATGTTTGTGGGTAGCACATCCGACCTTCAAAAAATGCTGAAGGATATGTCTAAGCAATCTAAATAAAACATGAACAGTCCACTATCCCGTGCCCTTAAAAAGGTAAAAAAGAAGGAAATTGCCGAGCAAGTTCCTAGCACTACACAACGACGTAGAAACGTCAGAAGTAGTGAGTTTAGAACTAATGGTAAATTTGATCAAGAAAAATATGATGCTGCTAAAGGTAGAAAATTAACGAAGAGTGGTGGTGGAAGACCACGAAAAAAAGGTGGTGCTCTAGCAACAACTACAGGTTCCTCCGTACAGAAAACAGGTAGTAGTTCTATGACTACTACAAATAAAAACTCAGGGGTAACAAAGGCAGAACCAGATGCAAGTAATCAAACAATTGACGTAAAGGCAACCACAGTTGGTGAGATTGAAAAATCAAAAGTGGGATCAATGTCGAATAAAGGTAAGAAAGAGGTAGATCCTAAAAAGAATACATCAATCGTAAGAAGAACCAAACCATTTCAGAAATATGATAAGGTTCAAGATAAGGAAAAACCTTATGATCCACTTAATAAAAGAGGAGAATACAGAAAAACTCCTAAGAAAGATCAGTTAGCAAAAAAAGCGAAAAGAGCACGATTAGTAAAAGGTGTTGCAAGTGCAGCAGTTGGCACTGTAAAAAAAGCAGGTAGTATGGCGAAGAGTGGTATTAGAGCAACTACATCAAATTTTGGCACATCATCTTTCTCTAAAGAAGAGATAACGTTCAAAGATTATCTAAACAAATTATGATTCTATGAGTGACATTTATCTTGGTAATCCGAATCTAAAAAAAGCAAATACACAACTTGAATTTTCAGAAGATGATATTC